CCTGCAAAAAGTTCTTCATTCTATTACTTATTGGAGCTTCATCTAAATTTATACCCGCATAGTAGTTTCGTGTAGTCGGGTCAAGGTCTGCCCCTGTATTGCTTGTATATTCAGTAAATGAGCTTGTGTTGTTTTGCAAGTATGAAATCATTCTCTGGCGGTAAAATTCGGCTGCATCGGTGGCGGTGTCCATTAATGGTTTTATATCATCATAAGTTGCACTAGATGACTGTTCTGTTGCGCCCATTACTACAACTGCATTATTTACAAATCTTAGCCTTAAATATGGTGCTAATTGAGAAAAAGAAAATTGCACAAGTGCGGGTTGAATATAAGTTTCCATAAGCGTTTTATATGCACCAGCTAATGTTCCCGCTTGAACTTCAGATTTTAATTTATCGTATAAGTCAGTTCCAAGTACAGGTAGTATATTCATATCCTGTGCCAATAATATATAAGGCATTATAAGGTTGTCATCTACTGAGCCACCTAATGCTGTGTCTTTTTTTAGCCTTGTTGCTGAAATAAATAATGTATGTTGTATTGCCATATTTTAATTTTATTTTACACCCGGATAATGCCCTTGATTTGGCATATTTTCTGGTGCTATTACTGCATCTTTAATTCCTCTTGGTTTTGGTGTGTATGATTTGGGTATGCTATCAGTCTTTTTGTAATCGTCCATACTCTGACCATCTCTTAATTCTGTTCCTTCTTTTAATCTATATAGAATCACCTTCCAAGCATGACGGCAATAAACACCGCCTTTAAAGCGAAATAAATCATAAGGTCTGCCTTTGTGTCCTAATTGCTTATTTACACCCTCTCGACTAGCTTTATCAATATCTTCTAATCTATACACAAAACCTGCTTTAGCTAGTCGCATCATATTCTTGCAGAATGTTCTTGTTGATTTACTTGGTTTTCTACTCTTTTTAATATACTTAAATCGTACTCTATAATAAGATTTGTCTAAAGAACTCCATTTGTCCTCATTGCTTTTTATCTCATCTGCAAATTCTTTTTTATTTAAATTTTTAATTAAAGTATTTGCCCAATCTTCATAATCTTCAATAACACCTTCGTCTTGTTCATCAACAATTTCCCAAACATCTGAATCTATTTGCTGACCTTCCAAATCTTCAAAAATTATGTTTAAATCATCATCGGACATTTCTACAAAATCATCAGAATTAATATCCTCTTTTGTAACACCTTCTTTTTCTTGATCCTCTTCACTTTGTGTCTTAGTAACTTCTAAGTCAATGAAATCAGCAGGTTTAAGCGATTTAAAGTATAAGTCAAGGTTTATATCATTAACTCTAAATATTTTCTCTAAACCTTTTAAAAGTGTAGATTGAAATGGTATTACCACAGTATTTGTAAATAAACTATAGGCATCTCTCAGTTCATCGGCGTTATTCCCCAAGCCACCACCTTCTGCTCGTATTCCAAATAGTATTGGTGACGTTACACGATGACCCGCAAGTATATTTGTCACAGCACTTTTTTGTATGCCCTCCCAAGCAGATTGTGCATCATTCATTTGGATAGGCTCTATAGATGGAGCAGAGTCACCTCCATCAGAAAATGATAATAAAATCTTTCCCGCATTATTTGAACCTGAAAATTTAGAATTTATTTGTCTTTCAATGGTTCTGCGTTCTTCTTCTGTCGGCACACCATTTTTAAAAGAAACGTGCATCGAAGGCGTCATACCACTTGTGATATTAGATAAGTGAAATTGTGCTATTTCTAATTCCATTTGAATCCAATCTGTAGCCGCCACATAATCTGGTGCAAAGCCATAGAATAATGCTGGGTTTTTATCTCTAATCATTAAAATTTGACTAGCTTGTGTTCTATCATCTGTATTGAAGGCAGCATAGGGTCTTGGTCTGTATTCTCCCTTTTTATACTTAGCCCAATTTGCACTATAATAATATGTGTCTATTTGACCGTCAACCATTTTACCAGAACGGATATATTGTGCTGGTATATGTTTCATTTTAGCAATCCTGCTTCTATCTCTTGACCAGATCACATTTACGTAACAACCGCCAAATAGCTTTAAATCCATTGCTAGGTCTTTTAATACATCATCATCAGAATTGTCTAATAATTCAGTTAAACGCAAATAAGACTCTTTTGTATCTGTATTATCATCTACATTTGTTGCTCCCAATCCCTCACCATATATCATTGCACCAATAGACTTAATTAATGCACCGTTAATGGCACTACCTAAGAAAAGGTCTAGTATATAATTTGGATATAAATTATCTTCACCGAAAGAAACCCAATCGTTTTTGGAATCTTCAACTAAATGGGGAATGTTATAATGTGATAATTTTACTAAGTTTAAATTCATAATTAAATTGTTATATAAACGCTTTCTGTGTCAGAATCGTTTGTTGTATATTCTGTGTATTCAACAGGCGGTACTTCACCGCTATTCATAGCCATATTCATAAGTCCTGTATATAGTAGCGTCAATCCAGACGAATCCAAATTTGTGTTGGAAGTGTTTTGATATATAAAAGCATCATAAAAGCCTAAAGGAAAATCCGTGTTTCCCATAAATATATTTCCCGCTGTTAAATTTTCTGAACCAGAAGCTCGTACCGTATTATAAGTTAATTCAACGTACCTTTCTTGGCTTGTGTAACTTGCGGTAACAGTAAATTTTTTCACACTTTCTGTGAATTGACTTTTAAAATAAATCAATGGTCTATAATCTGTATTGGTCATTTTATCATACAAATCTAAGTATATTTTGTTTTGCAAGATTAGACCATCCGTATCATTTATTAAGGTTTGTATCACTTCTTTTTATTCTTAGGTTTTTCTTCTATAAATAGTGACTTTCTTACGCTTTCGTTTAGCTTTTTAATTTGATTCTGTGATAAATCATCTAATGGGATGTTGATATTATCAACGCTTTTACCTTCCCATTCTTTTTTAAGTTTCCAAGCCATAGTATTTTATTATAAATATAAATATAAGATTATTGTTTTTTATTGTACAAAAAAAGGGGCAAAAAACCCCTTTTCTTATATATATAGAGTAACGATTAAGTTCCTACTGTGATTGTTAAATTAGCTTCGTCAGCTAATCCATCAAACGGGAATTTAGCTGTTCCAGCACCAGCACTAGCAGGTAACTGAATTAACGCGTTCTTTTCTTCTGCACCCCAATTAATAGTGTAGCCGTTTAAATCACCTTTAGCTGTTCCTGTAATAACAGTTCCGCCCGTTACGTAGCAACCACCATCAATTCCTAATAAAAATACATTGTCCATAGAATCTTGTACAAATATCTGTGAACGTGAATATGCCATAAGTCTAAGCTCATTAGTCATATCATGATCTATTTTTTGTAGTGTCACCGCTAATGTTTGCTCAAAAAATGTAGTTCCGTTAGCATTATCAGAATTTATATTAACTGTAAGACTAGAAAGATTCTGTACTAAGTCATATTTAAATACTTCTACAGTACCGCCGCAACAAGACCATGTAGCAAAACCTGCTGTAGTCATTTCTGTGGTGTTTATTGTAGCAACAGCAGAAACATTATTACTATAAGACTTAGCAATATATATAGCTTTTAAACCACCTATACTGTCTTTGCAATCTATTAATCGTCCTCTTGTAATATTACAAGCCATAATTATTTATTTATTAAAAGTTAATAAAAGGGCAGTATATTTCAACTGCCCATTTAAAGTATCTATTAAGTCCAAACAGTTGAACCATATACACCGTCTGTACTAACCGCAGTTTGTACTCCTACAGCGAAGTTCATAACAACTCTTACGTTATCAGAACCATCATATTCGTAAGTTGGTATTAATCTAGCTTCAGTCCAATCAGTAGCTAGGTTAGTTCCAAATACTAAGTTTTCAGGATATGTAAATAAAATTACATCATTAAAAATCCCGGGACACCTGTAGATGGGGTAGCCAAAATAAGTTGCTGTGTCAGCTTTTGCGTCAAATCCTAATCCAGAAATTTGTCCTTGATTAGAACCTGCAGAAGCTAATGCTTGAATGTAGAATCCATAAGTTTTGTTGTTCATATAGAAACCAACACCCGGCTTAGTAAGAATACCAGAAATATCTGAAGCAGCTTTGTCATAAACAGAAGCCATATCAGTTAAGATGTCTGAAGCTGCTAAAGCATCAGCGAAATCTACTTCGCTAAAGTCTTTACAAGCAGAAGCATCAGCACCCGCTTCGTCTTGCGTTCCGTCATCAGATAAGAAACCCGTTCCAAATGGAGCAGCTCCTTGCCATATTCCGATTTCTAATTGAGCAGCAGCTTTACCTGCAATTACTTGTAATAAGAAATCTCCAAAATTTTGTGGTAAGTTACCATTTCTGTCCATTCCTTGACCCATCCAAGTAGGGAAAATTGTACCTCTACAAATTTCTTCATTTACTTTAAGATCAGTCAAAGTAAGTACTTGTTCAGAAGTTGAAGTGTCATTTCCACTTGAGAAAGAACACGCAGCAGCAACAATAGGATTGCTAGAAGCAATGTTGTTAATTACTGCACTTTTCGTTAAACCGTCTATTGTTCTAACGTAACCTTTAGCAACTGTGTCAGGACTTCTCAAGGCAGCAGTCACATAAGGCAGCGAATGTACACCTGCGTAGGTGTCACCGTTTACGGTAATATCAAATTCTCGCTTTTTTGATAATTGAATTTTATTTGCCATTTTTAAATTTATTTTAAGTTATTAATGTAATATGCTGTCCTCTCATTTGGTGACAGTTTCGCTAAGTCAACAGTCGAGTTAAAGCC